CGATAGCCATTGGAAGACCTGATACACGAGCATCACTCAAAGTGTTCAACATCGTAGCCTCACCAATGTAGTTACCTACGGTGATACCACCTGTTGCGATTGGCTCAAGTAGATTCAATGCGATTGGAGATGTTCCGGAGTTAGTACCACCAGCGTAATTACCAGAGTTTGCAAGCATCTCGGTAATGATGTCGTTGTTGATGTATTGACGCATCGCATCAAGGCGATTGGCAATGTCTTTGGTTACCCAAGAATTGCGACCTTCGCAAAGTTCACGAATGCTCTCCTCGGTGTATTTGAACTGCTGAGATGCTTGAAATCCGATTGTAACATTCTCTGCGAAGTTATCAGATTCATCAAAAGGACCGTTCAAGCAAGAATCAATCGTGGATGTTACCTCGTTGATTGTTGAACGCTTTTGGTACATCACCTGAACGGTTTTGATTTGACCATTCTGGCGATTCAATGGAACGATGTTCACATTGTAGCGATTGTATTGGTCGCTAACGGCTCTAAGCGTACCTACCTGACTTGATTTGATTGCAGGTGTATGCTCATTAGCCAAATTTAGTAACTGCTCGTTTATAGCCGGGCAAATTGCGGAAAATGACATGATAAATAAGTTTATTATTTGCGTTTGAAATCCCTCGTCTGTTGTGGGTTCGAGGGGATAACCCTAATGCGGATGGACGCCTCCTAAGCCTGATTGGCATCAGACAATACAAATGTAAATATAATTTCGATAAAAAACAAAAAACCCGACATTAGCCGGGTTAGTTGTGTTTGAGCATTAGTAATATTTTATCCGTTCAATCCAGCACGCTGTTTCATCTCAGCCACTCTTTGTGCGGATTCCTGTTGCCACTTGCTGATTTGATTCTTAGCAGGTGCAGGCGGTGGGGTAGCAGGTGCTACATTGCCCTGCTTCGGTGGCTGTGCATCACCGTTCGATTCTTTGAATATCTTGGATTCTTTGCCCTCGATAACAATCAGTTCAGACAAGGTCAATTCTTTTTTATTCTTATCGTAAACTTTTGCTCCGTTCAAATCGGTAACAACTGCCGTTCCTGAATCGTCAACTTCAACTTTATACTTTTTGTTGAAATCCTGAGTAAATCCGGGTACGACATATTGACTTGCACCAATCAAAGGATGTTTGCTAACTTCGGCTTGAATAGCCTGATTAACTTTGAACGAACGAATAGCCGATTCGGATTCAGATTTGATTGAAGGAATAACGGTTTCTTCAAAATCTTTTACCCGATTTTCATAATCGATAATCGTTTGCTTGGCTTGGTTCAATTGCTCCAATAAATCTTTATTTCCTGACTTTTCGTTTACTCGGTCATTAACCAATTTAAGCACACCTTGGAAATCAAGTTCTTTAATTTCCGCTTCGGTTAACCCGAATTGCTTCTTCACGAAATTCTTTGCTTCGGCATAGGCAGAACCCTTTCCAGCCTTGTGTATTTCATCCTTGACACGCTCTTTATAATAGTTCGTAAAATGGTTTTCGGTCAAGTCCACAAGACTGGAAAGGTCTGTTTCCTCATTGGCGGTTTCGATTGATGTAACTACATCCTCAGGAACGCCAATAGTTTTTAAAAATTCGATTGCTTTACTCATAGTTGCTGACTAATTAATTTACTCGGTTACTTCTTTTGACTTCCTTGGCTTTTTTACTGCATCAGGTTCGCTTATCTCATCCGAGATGGATGGAACTATCTCGCAGTCGCTGAAACCGTTTTTCTTTAATGCTTTTTGACGCTCAAAGAAGTGCTTCGATAACATAAACTGCTTGCCTGTCTTGGTATTTTGAACCAATACCTGCTTTTCGTTTAATTTCTGCATAGTAAATTAAATTAGAATGTACGCCAAGTGCTTGTTGTTCTTACTTGAAGACTATCCAAAGTCGTGTTAAATATAACCGTTCCTGCTGGTACTGTTCCCCATAATAGTAGGCTATCTCTAACTGCTGTGGTTACATTCAATTGACGCAAATTAACTGGATTAAAATAAGTGGCATTCAACCAAAGTGCAGTCGCATTACTGATACCCAATTGACGATACCCAAAGAAGAATCCTGTCTTGCGATAACGAGTAATAACGGTCTGGGTTTTTACATTACGCAAATAAACCATTGTGTCCGCACCTGCTGTGCTGTAAACGGCTTCAATGTTTCCAAATCCATTATACTCGAATGGATTGATAACGAGATTACCAGACTTCTGACTGCGAATTGTAATAACGCCAGTCGATGTGTTTTGAGATACGGAAAGCGTATCTTTTGTTTGGGCACTCAAGCCGATGAAGGCGAATGCAAAGAGGAAGATAAGTGTTACTAAATGTTTCATTTTAATTTATTGTTGTTTTACAAAGTTACGAAATAATTATTCCCATTCGTTTATCTTGTTTTCAATCACCTGCAAACGCTTTTCGATTGATTGAATATTGCCGTTGATTAATCCTTGTTGCTTGGCTTGCTCAACCTTAATATCAACAAGGTCTTGTTGAATATTATCAATTCCGGTAATTAATCGCATCATAAAAAATGCAACTACGGCAAGGGCTATCGGAAACGCATAGGCTTTCACTCTATCAATTAGAATGGCTTCGGTATTACTCATTTTCATCGGGCGAAATAAATACTGGAATGGCTTTGTGTCGGCAATTGAAGCCTCCACGATATGTGCAAAATGATTCTTTTGTTGTTGCTGGATTCATCCCTGAACCGTTATTAAATGCCCAATTAATTTCGCTTTGAAGTTTATCAATTGGGATATTACTTTGATACTTTCCAACCCACCTTACACACTGCGGTCTGGAATCGCCAATTAAACTACCTATGTATCGAATGTTGTTGGGCTGGTACTCGGTTCTGAACCTGTCGTAAATCATGCCATCGTACTGCATAATCCCATCCTGAGCCCACACATTAGCATATCGAGCCATTCGGTTAAACTTGTCTTTGTCCGATGCAAGAAGGAACTCTCTTAAACGATTCTTGGTATCCGTTACCTTAGCACCTGCGAACACATTACGATTAATAGCATCTCGAATCGGTTGTCTTATTTCCGCAGTCAATCCAGTACCAGTCATATTCTGAACAATTGTTTCAGTCTGCATCAAACGAATTTGACTTACACCTAATTTATCAAAATCAAACGAGAAGGTGCTGTTATATTGTCGCAGTACCATCTCGCTTAACTTTTCAATTTCGGGCAGGCTTCGGACAATTTCGGACACGCTTGCTGGGTAGGTACTTGCGTTAATTGCTTTGGCAATTTCTGCGTCCAATCCGGTAAGTAGTCGGCTGTTCTGCTCTGATAGTACGAAAGTTCCATCAGACAATTGAAAGCCATCCAAGTATTTGTCCAGTAACTTAATGATTCTCGCAGTGGCATTGTCTGCACCTTTGCGGGCGTTGTCAACCAAGTTATCAATGAGTATGTCGATTTCATCCTCTGGCTTCATTACTCGGCAAACTCAGGTACAATTATAGTCGTAGCAGGTGGAGGAACGATTACATTGAACTCGGCTTCCATCAATTCAAGTACATTGACCTCTTCCATTTTGTAAACATCATCACGCTCCATAACTCGTTCGAGAATGTAATAGCAATATGCATGCTTCTGAACGCTTCTGGTATCAATAGCACCCATCCGTTGCATACGCTCGATGTCCTCCATGGATTGACCGTATAACGGGTCAAACTGAACCATCAACTCGATTACTTCACTCGCTTCGGCTTTACCCGAAAAGCGTTTTTTCATCAAGTCTTTTTGGGCTTTGACTTTAACTGGAATCGGTGCGTTTGCTTCGTTCAGTTGCTTCAACTCCTCAATTATCATACCCTCATCACGAATAGCAAACGATGTCGGCTTGACAATAATTGGAGGCTCAGGATTGACGATATTCCGCAACCTAATCAAGTAGTTCAGATGGTTGAAAACGATATGGTCATAGATATGATTGCTCATAGCCATAATCATTGCGTATTTACCCTCTCTGTCTACCTTCTTAGCCTCGCCTGATTGTGCCGAATCGGTAAACAATTGATACAATTCCAACTCTGCTTTGTGTATCAATGTTTCCCAAGCCTTTTGCATGTACTCCAATCCTTCGACTGGTGGCGATACATACGAAACTGGGTCATCAATTAGCGTTTGATTTTCAAGCGTAGTTGAATCGGGTACTTTGATTTGATACACTCCGAATGGGCTACGAACCAACACGCCAGAACCGTTGCAGGTATTGCAGTTGTTGCGTGTATCGTTACCCAAACTATCCGTACCCCACACTAATCCATTCTGACAACCCTCAGCAGTACAGGGCATTTGCTTCTCAACCCGAATCGGATTCGAAGTCATTACCCTCGCACCTTTCCAGTCATCAAATGTCTTTAACGCTTCATTCGCATAACCAACGAAACCGACAAAGAACGATTCCATGTAGTCAACAAATTGAGGCATGAATGTATTCTGCAACAAGGCTGACCCACTATTGAATGTGTATGGTGACCAACCCATGTAAGTTGATTCACCCCAAACCGCTTTGCGTGTCTTGTAATCGTATTGTCCGATTGCAGATTTACGAAATCCACCGTTTAACACAATAGGCAACTCGCCTAAGTTGTGCCGATAAATTAGTTCCGTACCGAATGTGGACTTGTTGTCTGGCAGTTCGATTTCGTAGTGCCGATAATAAGCCTCCCTGTCGATTGTATAGAATATCCGACCTGTTGTACCGGAATTTAAATAGAAGCGTTCTTCTGGCTTATAAAAGGTAATTCTGTCCTTTGTAAGTCGAGTTATACAAACAGAATAAATCTGGTATGGATATAAGTCTACCTTTTGTGTTGGGTCTGTCGTACCCTCTCCGAATGGCATCCAAGTAATGTATCCGTTTGGGTCATCAATTATACGCTCGCAAGCAACTTTGAAAATATACTGCCAATAGTCGTATCCAGTGCCGTAACCCTCGGACATACCAAAGACAGGGCGTTCAATGTATTCTTCCGTATTTTCATCGACCTTGTAACTAAACTTAGCCGACCCGATAGGACTGAACACCTCGTTCTTTGCCCGACTGATTGCCCCTTTCGTTATCGCCTCGAAATTAGCAAGACGATACCGATAGATATCGTCCGCTTCGTTCGGGCGTTGCAGGTAGAGCAGTTTACCCGGGTTATGTCCTTGTGTATGAACAATCATCGAGTAATACTGCTCTGCCCAACGCAGATAAGCATCTGGTCGTTCTTCAGGGTCGAAGTCGAACCCGAAACCCGTATCAATAGGCTCTATTGCCATGATTTACGGGTGGATTAAACTAGACCTAAATCAAGAATATATTGAGTACCCATGGTTAGCCCTTGGTACATCACTTGAACATTCATGAAGCGAGCATCCTGATTGTTATCAGGTACATTCACATTCATCATCAGAGTGAAGTTTTCGACCAACCACGACCGACCATCGCAAGAACCATAAACTAAATAATATTTAGATGGGTCTGCTTGAACATCGTTGTAGAATGCTTCTTTCTCGAATACAAGTGGTGAGCCTGTTTCGGTGAAGTTATAATCTTGGAAGTTCAATGTCCATACACGACCTAATAGCGTTTCAGGGTCGCAAGAGCCGATACGCTTAGTTGTGTTGGATGGGTCAGATAATGAACCCAACAAGCCTTTTACGACACGAGCATCATTCGCAGCGATTGCCGTTGCCCATTCTGCTAAATCTTCAATGTCTGCAAATGTATAATCGCAGGCAACAATGGCGAGATATGGAAGACCGCCCGGCTTTTTGTTTTTACCGCACGAAGCGGAAAGGGTAGGAACGCTAACTGAGCATCCGGTACAAGTTAATGGCATATTTGTTTTGTTTTGAGTGTGGACAAATTTCGTCCCGAAATATGGCTAACTGCCTACCCTCTGGGAGAGGTTAGGCAAAGATAAATAAAATAATTTGAATAAAAAAAATCAGTCTGGGAAAAACGACTAACCCAGACTGACCCCTAAAACCAATTAACACCAATCGTGGCGTTGCACCACGCACAAATATACGAATATTATCTTATTAACACTGATGAAAATCCAAACATTCGCAACCGTTTAAAGTCAAATCAACTACCCACATATTGCTTATATCGTTTGCCTTTTCTGCACCTCCATTCGGCTGTACTTCAATCGCACCTTTGCCGGGTACACCTGATAGATACGATACCTTGCCAGATAGATTGTTATTAACTATCTCAGCAACATACGGAGGCAGTGGTTTTAACTTAACGCTGTACTGCTCCTTTGTACTTGTCTTTATCGATAAACATTGACGCTCTGGAATGTCCTTTTCAATCATTCTACCCACATAAGATGCCGTACCTCTTAGCCTGTGTGCGTTGCGATATTCTTTTGACACGCCACGATACAGGAAGTTACTTGATATAATTTGATTGAACGGCTTGATATCTCCCCCGTATTGGTCGTTCTCAAGCGGAATGGAGTAATCATACCCGAAACAATCTTTGAGGCTGTACGCACCCTCTAAATAAACGGTATTCGAACAAGTGTCGAGTTCATAGAGTTGAGTGTAAACGGTCGAACCGCTATTTGAAAAATTGCGAACTTCGAAAGTGAAATAAAATTGATTCGGAAAGTTAGCAGGCAAAGTCGAAGGTATGCAGATTTGAATGTTCTGCGTCCACCTGTACCACGAGTTTATCGGAAGCGTCTTAGCCGATGCGTTGCGGTCTTGGCTGAGGAATATACCAGCATTACGCATAAATATATCGGCATAGTTGTAATTATTAATCGGGTCTTTGTATTCCTGATTGGTGCAGGCGTTAAACATACGAACACGAATCGTCCAGTCGGTTGGATTGATAGTCGGATGATACCAATTGTATCTTATTTTCGGATTCGGTCTTTGCAAAAATTGCAAGTAACTGATTGTATTCTTTGCGTTGCGTGTGTCTTGGAATTGAAATTGAAAGTGCAAGCAATCACCCGGTACTACTGGTGCGGAATAGCAAAAATCATTTGGACATAGATTATTATTCCACGCATCGGCTTGATTGCAAATAATCTCGTCCTGAATTATCGTATCGCACAATTGTCCGCAGTTTGGCGTGACTGGAACTTGCCAGATTATATCTTCGGCATTGACCGAGCCGTTACCAACTCCAACGCCTGAATCTACCCATTTAATTATTCCCATTTCTTATTGTGTAATGAAGTGTAAAAGTATTTCATAATCACCAGTCAGATTCAGCGATGGCGTATCAATTCTGAATTGAACGGTACTCGTTGTTCCGTATGCAGGTGTAAGGTCGTAAATCGTTTCTGAATCGCTTGGAATTGATATTGGCGAAGCGGAAGATTCGGAAGTATAAACGCCACCTCTGACTGGTTGCAATTCAATTCCAACCGACATAACTCGTTGCGGATTGATGAAGTTAGCCGTAACGATTACTTGTCCTGTTGTGGGGCAAAGGTTGTTGATTGGAACGGGCGTAGGTGTACCAACATACTCCTCAATAATAATATCAACAAAATCATTAACCAAATCACCTAACCTACTTGGGCTTGGTCTGTTCAATTCTTGACTGATAGTATAAATTTCGGTGTTGTCGAAAAATTGAAATTCTAAATCCCAATTCAATTTAATATTTCTGTTTACCATCGTAAACGGTGGAAGAGAATCGTTGCAGTCGAGTAGGAAGGGTCGAACGGTTGCAGGTGTTTGCTGACTTACCCATAAATGATTGCCTCCAAATGTTATCCGCTTTGCACCTGCATCAATTGCAAATGTACTGATAGGTGTAAATAATACGGAATCGAATGTAAGTACAAGTAAATCGTTTGTGTCGACTACATACATTATACCAGCGTTATAAACCATGCCGTTACCAATCAATCCGGGTTGATTAATTACGGATAAACTTACGCCTGCAAAATCAACTACCTCAATATCATTTATTCCTGCTATCCAAATGTTTGAACCGTTTGATAAAATACTTTTTGGGCTTGATACCGTTGCAATCGGGGCAGATGGAATGTTGGTTGAGCGTGGAATAATACAAAAGTCATTTGAACCCTGACCTGCTACATAAAGAGTATTTATACTTGGTTCGTAAGTTACGGATTCAGGGCTTGATAATCCTGTTGCTATGGTCGTTATCAATGCTCCTGTACTTGCATTCAATTCCCACAAATCGCCTGCAAGTGAACCGATAACAAATAGCCTGTTTATGCTCGGTTCAAATATTATCTGCTGACATCCAACAGGGCTGGCAGTGGATGAAGTAACGGTGCGAGTAAATATATTTACCAAACGAACAGAACTTGAACCAGTACAAGCAACAAAAACGCCAACGCCCGGAACATAAACAATTCCAGTCGGTGCATCTCCAGCAGTTAGTGGAACAAATACCGTTGCAGTCATATTGGTAACATCTACTATTGCAATCTCATCACCTCCATTATTTGCCACCCATAACTCGTTTGTATCGGGTACATAAGTCATGTACTCGGGCTGTGTAAATCCTGTTACATCAGGCAAGGCAAACAACACATCGCACTGCTCGCTTGTTCTATTTTGAACGCACGACAACGAAGCCAAACTTAATGTACTCCAAGCAGTCGGTTCGGATATATCCGATTGAAATAAACCCTCCCTGCCTATTTTGCGATAAACATTATCGGGAATAGTAAACGGAAAAGTTAAATCAATTGAACTTCCTTGCGTTCTGTTTATAATTGGCTCTAAGCCGTTGTCTGTTACTTTATCGCAAATTAACTGACCACTTGCTTGGAAGTATTGCGTATTAAGCAACTGCGAGCCTGTCAAGGGCGATTCTTCATAAATTGATAGCCTCGCACCTTTGTACGCTTCGAATGCAGTCATAATTAAATTACCTGTCTTGGCTTGAACTTCTGAATCCGACAATGGCAAATTAGCCTGTAATGCCGTTTCAAGATTCATATTGACACAAGTACCTGTCAATGTTCCAATCGTACCTGCATACTCTTGCTCTACCGTTCTGAACTTTGCTTCGATACCAGTCAATGTCAAGTCTTGGTCATCGTAATTGATTAACTGAATAGGCTCTGTTATCCAAGACCTGCTCTGTCTATCCAAGGCACTGGTAACAACGAAAATGAATCGGTAATTATTCGATATGTTTTCAACGCCACCTAAATCTGTTCTGAGTTGAGATACATCAAATTCGGTAAAGAACTCATTCGATGTGATGTTGGTCGGAATGGTTACAGGTGTGATATAAACGCCTGCTAAAGAGTTGGTCAAATCGGATTGGTCGTATTCGTAATTCTCATAATAATCCAATTGATTATTCTGCGAATCGTTACGAATCAAATACACCCACATATCAGTCGGTGGCGTTCCTGTTGTGTTATTGTCGCTGAATTGAAAGTCTACACGAACCTTTGTTTGTCTCGTTGTTGATAGGTAGGTAGTAGGTTGATTAAGTGGCGTTGCAAGTGCCACATTCAACACAAACAACTGAACGGCACTCGGACTCGGGCTTTCCTTTTCAAATGGAAATTTACCACGAATTGAAAAGATATCGTCTTGATAAACTGAACCAACTGAGCGATAAATAACAAACGCCCAACTCATGTATTTTAGATTCCGATAAATTGAATTTTCGCTTTGATTGTTTAATTCAATTCCGTTCCTAATCGAGTTGGCAAGTAGTGTTCTATGATTTGATAATTCAAAGTTGCTCGGTGGGTTTAAAGCGTCCTCGGGTAGGTTAAACTCAATGTTGTAAGTTACATTACTGCCGTTATTCGATACCGTTGCAAATACATAAGGCGTGTCTTGGCTATTCTCTTCCGATGGTTGTTGTCCGTACCATTCCATTTGATAAACACCATCAACGCTTGGGTCTTCACCCTCTCCTGCTGGTTGCAAACATAACCGACTTCTCCAACCTGCAACGGGATAATTCTGATAAGTCCATTCGGGTATTTGAGCGAATAACCACTGCGATAAAAACAACTCATCACCTGCAACTAATGGCTGATTGAATAATAGCCGGCGTTGCAAGTAAACAGCCTGAGCAAATACATAATTATCAGTTATATCGCAATCGGCTTTGAATGTTCTACTTTCGATTATAATTGAACTATTTAAATCGCCAAAAGTCCAATCGACTTCTTTAATATCGCAATAAACCTCGTTCCAATTAAGATTGATTGAACTAACCTTGTTGTTAAATTTAATCTCAATATAACAACTACCAGAACCGGGATAACCGTTACCATTTAGCGTAAATGTTAAATCGGTACAAGCACATGGACCGAGTGTAAATGTTGGAGGCAATACCGTAAATGCATCGCATCCGCAAATATTAACTGTTCCTGTGTGCGTTCCGGTATTGTCGTTATGACATACTCTTAATGTTACCGTATCGCCATCGCATAAATTGCCGAAATCTACATTCCAATTGCGGTCAAATCCGACCGATATAATTTGATTATTTGCCATGTTTAAAATTCACAAGTAAATTGAATTGTTCGCTCACCTAAATTAGCATTGATTTGATTTATTCGGGCATTAACAACAGCACCGTATGGAGTGCTTAATCGAACGGTGCGATTGACATCAAGTTGTTGCACTAATTGACAATTTGCCCGAACGGTAAATTCGGCATTCCAGAATCGGAATGGGTTTTGATTGGGGTCATCGATACGGTGGAACTTATCGTATAAATCCGACTGACCCGAATTAACCATTGCAGGCATATTCTGGACACCGTTGTATTTTCGAATTATTGCATCAGTATAACTTTGCCCATCCCAAATAAGCATCTTTGGGTTAGACGCTGTGCCTTTTGACATTAAGAGATATTGGTCAGTTCCTGTTAATTGCCCTCCAAATAAGAAGTTTACAAATTTTGAATTGCCAAAAAATGACAACACATCAAACTCAACTCCATCATCCCTAAATCGAGCAGGAGAATAAGATAATGCCTTCTTATTTGCACCTTCCCAATTAGGGTTTGAACCGTAATCGAAATAAACGGTATATCTATTCCTGTCTTCATTACCCACATCGTCAAGGGCATCCATTAACGCTTCGACTTTGATAGAGGAAAATAATTTACCCTCATTATAAGTAAAGCAAACACCCTCTAATATATCGCCTGTTGATGCATTTACAACAGCATCGTAAATTACAGGTTGACTAAGGAAGAAATCTTTTCGTTCAAAATATAATTGATTTTGGCTAATCCACCAGCGAGCATTGAAGTCTTTGGCAATGGTATCAAGCCAACTTGAAATTATTGCTGTTGGTCTATTTTCGCTAATATATCCTACTGATTGTCTATCCCCTGCATCGGCTGGGGCATTGAAGTATAAAGCATTATAATACTCGCTATTGGGGTCGTTTAATATGGATGAATTAAACTGATTTATTCCACATATTTGACAAGCATTTTCGATATACTGCCGATACAATGGAGTAGGGTGCTTTCGTCCGCATCCGATGAAGTTCTGAATTAGTAGGTCGTAAATCTCTTTTAACTCATTAAGTAAAAATGTTGGGTCTTGTAGTATTTGGTCACACACTGGCGGTGTGCAATCAAATGGATTGCCCGGAACAAACCAATTTATAAATTTTTCAATGGCTTTCAACGATGCACATATTCCGATTAATATAAGTGAAATGCTTACAATTAATCCAAATAGTGTAATAAAAATACTTTTGTAAACAAACCCCAAAAATATACCTAAAACAATAAGATATGCCATCAGCCAATTCGGACGCAACTCATTGCAATATACTACCAACGGAAACTTAGGTTGTCCGCTTGGAGGTTGGTTGAAATATCCGTTTTTGTTTGAACTTATCTCGTATTTGTTTAAACACTGATAAATTAAATCATCTGGGTCTTGTCGTGTTAATCGGCAAGTTACGAAGCAATCATTTGCACAAAAATCAACCATATCACCACGAATGATAAGGTCGCGATACACAGGAGCATTACAGCAGTCATCCCAGACCTCAACCGTTGCAGATTGATTCAATCCGTTTGGGTTAGCAACCATAAGAGGATAGATTATTGCAAAGCCATCATCGTAAAACTTCAACTGATTCGTGTATGACTTTTGCGTTCTGCCTGTTTCCGAATCTCTCGAATAATTCAGAGTGAAATCTTCTAACCCTTCTATCCTGCCCTGTATCGGTGTGCCGTTAATCTTTATGTGTAGCATTAAGATATCCTCCTTCTTAGTCTGCGTATCTCGGTCTGGCTTCGTTCTGTTATAACCGCAATGCCTCGCTCGTTAATAGCCACATTGGTATGCGGAATGTATTTTGCAATTGCCCGACCAATCGTATCAGGGTCGATTGTTTGCGAAGTGTTTGTTCGCCTCATTCCTGATGTGGCAAGTTCGGCTAAGAAGCCAGCCTCTTTGTCGCTTATCTTTTTATCCTGAGCCAAATCGAGTAGTGCAGAATAACCGGGCTGTGTGTTGATGTCAGCAGGAACAACACGCTCGTCTGGTGTTAGTATAGCGTGAACGGAATCTCTACCCCTAACTGCACCTCGCATCATTGGTACTCGCTTCGTTCCTTTGTTGTATGGTAAAGGCTGAGCAAGTACGATACCTGTTTGAATCGCAGCATTTGCAAGGTATAACGGTGTGAGTGCTAACGCTGATGCTGCGTTGGTTGGGTTAGTGATTGCAATGGCTGTATTGATTGCAATCTGGGCAATCGCTGCAATCCTATCCGCAATGGCTTCTTTCCGTTTAATTGCTCTAATTTGTTGGTCGTATTGCTCTTGACTAATCAACCCTTGTTGGCGTTGATTCTCTACCATTTCCTTCTCGCCATCAATCTCCTTTTGCTTGTATGCCAATATCGTATTAGTTACGGCTGATGCTGTTTCTCCTGCCATTTGATATGCATAGGCTTTGCGTGTTTGCTTTTTATCAAAATCGGCTATTGTTATCTTTTCCTCAGCATCTGCAACATCAACACCGTATTTTTTGCGTAGTTTAAGTAGTTCTTTTAAATATTCGTCTTCTTTGATTTTGCCCAACCGATGCTTCATATCCAATGCCCCTAACTCTCCATTGAACAACTTCATTTGCTCGGAATGATAATAGTTTGACGCTTCCTCTAATTCATCAATATCGGATAGTCTTTTCTTTAAATTTCGTTCGTACGCATTGTCCTGCCATTTAAAGAATATTTCAAGATATGCTTGTTTATTTAACTCGGGAACATTCTGCTCAGCACCGGGTTGAATGCCTTCTTCTTTGGCTCGTAACGCTTGCAACTTCTCACGCTCTTTGCGTTCCTTTTCGAGTGATTTAATTTGAGCATCGGTCAAGGTTGTTGTTTTTGCTTTTTCCGCACCCTCATCCTGCAATACTTTTATTTCCGACTTGACCGCTTCGTTATAGACTTGTTGCTTTTGAACTAATTCAAATAAATCAAATAGCCTGCGTTTGGCATCATAACCTGCACCGCCTCTTTCTATATCTGCTCTTACTTTGCCCCTCTCTAATAATAACTCGTTTTCTTTTTTCTGACCAGTTTCGAGTAATTTATTTAAAGCCTCTTTTTTCTGGTCAATTGTTAATTGCTTTTCGTCAAGTTTTTGATTTATGTTTTTTATGACCGCCTGAGCGTGTAAAGTTTGCTCGGTTTTTTTGCCACTTAAATAAGCCTCAGTAGTTCCTTTCGTTAATACCTGAACTCCTCTATCGACTGCGTTAATTAATCCAGTAAAGGCGTTAATAGCAATATCAAACGGGGCAGAATTACCTATATTCAGCATAAGTGAATCCCATGCGTTTGCAAGTCGATTCAAACTACCTTGAAGCCCCTCTGATAACTTTTCCGCATCGCCTCCAAACGCCTTCTCCATTTCGGTTGCGAACTTGGGGAGAACTTCCGATGCCAGTAATTCTCCATTCGCCATCATCTTATCGAGTTGTTGTGTGGTAACTCCTAATGATTTAGCCATGATTCCCATAGCCGAAGGAAGTGCCTCTCCTAATTGCCCACGCAATTCCTCGGCTGAGATTTTTCCTTTCCCAATCATTTGAGTCAATGCAGTCATGGCACGACCAGCACTTTCCGCACTCGCACCTGAACCAGCAATTGCAACAGACATTGACTTGAATATCTTATCCGCTTTACTTACCTCCATTCCAGATGCTTTCGCAGCACCTACGAAATTCACATATTCGTTTGCTAACCCTTTAAATTCAAGTCCTAATTTATTCGCCAATATTCGCAGGTCATCCATGGCTTTTTGACCCTCAATTGCACCGCCTGCAATTGAATTAAGTCGTATCTGAATAGATTCAAATTGCTTCGTAACATTCAACACTTCCTTTCCGAATGCAATTAATCTTTCAACTGCAAAAGCACCAGCAACCATGCCACCGATTTTACCAAGTGCATCATCAAGACCAGATACATCCTTACTTGCTTTTTTGGTTGCGTTGTCCAATTTATTCATCCCATCCACTGCTGGCTGGGTATCGGCAACTACTCGGAATACTATATTTTGAGCCATCGGTTTTTAATAAATTAACCCAATATGGCTTGGAAAGCCTAAGTCCGGGGAGGACAAGACAAAGGTAAGAAAATTATGGCAATTTCACATCAACCCACTTGCCCCGATTCGTCTTTTTTACATGACCGATTACCTTGCCTGTATCGTCAATAACGGCACGAATCAAACCTCTTCGATATTGCCTATTTATGCTCGCCATAAGTAAATGCTGTTAGTGCTATTCCGCAAATTACTCCAATTAAAAATATTAGTACCATCATACCTTAACGCTTTTTTGTTTTAAATGTAATTCGTATTTCCATGCGTTTATTGTAGAGGCGTACTCTTCAATTGGCATCCGTTCAAGCATTTTAATTTCAGTTATTGACCCGTTGCAAGCCATGCGATGTAATAAGTTCACCTCAGTTACGCAGGTTGAGAACTCATCAGCCCAGTTTCGGCTAAGGGAAAGATACTCTTGCTTGGGTCGCTCGACTCCATCAAACTCCTTTGAAGGATATGCATACGGATATAAGCGTCGGAGATGTCCGATAAGTCCATTGTATAACGCACTGCCAACTGAATAAAAAAAAACCTTGCTTCTTCATCCTGCTTCCACAATTCGATTTTCGTTCGTTGCATTTTCGGGTCGAAGTCGAGCGGTTCTTCGTCGGGATGAATGACAAAAACACAGGCTAAATCTTGCAGTAATGATTCGTCTGGAATGTCGTTGATTCGCTTTTGAAGTTGGTCAAATTTGGCAAATCCATCGACTATTTTACCTGCGTTTAAGTCTTGTTTAATTTCTTCAAACGCCTGAACCAATCGCTCTGGATTCAATCCCATCGAAGCCCTACGAACGGCAAGGTCAGCAGGTATAACACGATTGGCTGGAATATCTCCCCATGTTTCAAATGAACGCCACTCGATGCCGTTTGCGTCGGTGTAAATGTTTTTTAGGTTGCTCATAAGTTATTGTCCAGTAATTCTAAAATATTAAGCCAATTTTGTTTGGTCTTGAAATAAATATCCATCTCTTGTGCCCCTGCTTTTTCTCTATTCATGTAGATTGTAATGCCGTATAAATCGGAATCATCTTTGAATGCATAATATCCGGAGAAATCGATTTGATTGAAACTAAACATGACAAAGCCATCCACATAAATCTTAATTCTACCGTTGTAAATCTTGAGGTCGTATGTGTGTGTCATATCGATGTAAAGTTACCCTTTTTGGCAAATCTATCCAAAAACTGCCGATGGAATGTCCAGAGATAATACTCGGCACAATCGAATAAGTGTCCGGTAAGTGCGTCCGGTGCTTTCTTGCCCGAATCGTCTGCCCGTTGCATTAACTCCATGTCTTGAATTAGGTACTTGCATCCTGAATCAATCATGATATTACCGTGTTTTGACAACATTGAATTAAGCAGGACAATATAATCAACACTGAGCGGATTAGCGGATAGTAGTCGTATCTGAGCCTCCGATACACCCAGTTCGCCTTTTATTATTTTCCAGTTGGATAGACCCTTGCTTATTGTTGTACGATTCCGACCCGATGCGTCCCCAGTCAAAATCAACCTGTGCTGGTTCGGGTATTTTGTTTTTATTCTTTGGCATAGTTCGGTAACATCAGAATTTATTATCCGTTCCTCCCCGATTATCCTGATTCGCTTACGGTCAGGCGTGTGCTGAGCATAGATACAGGTCATTGGCGACACATTAAAGTCGAATGAAATGTAAATGGGTAGGTTCGGGTCTTCCTCAACCTTACCGACATGAACTGAACGGGTAAATGAATAAGCGTAGATACTGCTTTGTGCGGTAATCAAATGAGCCAATACTTCACGCTTGAATGTCTGAGGGTCAAGAGTGGCTTCTAACTGCTCGATATAGCCCGGTGGTAAGTTGTGTTGGTTTACATAACTTTCGGCTTGAACTATTGCAATTCGATTCGATTCAACCTGACTGGCTTCTTTGAGTTCGAGATAGTACTTGACATTGTCCGGTGGAGTTGTAGCCGTTAGGATTTTGTGGGTAAGATTCAACCCTTTGAAAGTTTGACCACGCATCCTTGCCCGTAGTTTACCGAGTGCAAATTCAAAGTTCCGCACATCACGAGTTTCATCCACAACAATCCAATCCCACTCAGAGCCGTTTACGGTGTTGTAATTTTCGAGTGAAGTTAATACAGCATAAGACCCCCACCGAAAGGTAATAACATTCTCCGAACCGATACGGGAATAAGGTTTAACGCCCTTCATCTGGCGGTTTACGATATAATCCCGTTCCGGTTGAAGTCCTGCCCGTTGCCAAGCCGATTCGATACCGGGCAAGGTGGCAGTCTTCATCATCGGAACGGTTGGAGCACAGATTAACCCTCGGCTATTCGGTACGGACAGGAATGGAATCGAAGCCATCCCGAGCATAAAGGTCTTTCCTACTCCAACGCCCGTAACCATGTGAACTTCTTTAGCCTCGGAATGGTGAAGTAAATAATACGCTTGCTGTTGGGCTTCGTTTAGTTCGGTCATTCGATTGTTTCCAACCACGCATCAACCGAACTGAAACGAGCGTATAAATTGCCCCGACCTTTGGACATCATTTCGGTTGATTCATCCAGTCTATTGTGGCGTGTTACAACTATCTGAACGGTATCGAAATGCTCCATCAATTCGGCTGTTTTTGTTTCCAGAACTTTATGCAATTGGATGGCTTCGGCTTCGGTCATTTTACCACCGGATGAAGGTATGCGGTTCTTGATTTTCAATCGTAAATCCGAGGTTGTTCAACTCAAATTCGGTGTTGTTTTTTAACTTGTAACTTAATACAAGTTCTGTCGCTCCGGTTTCTGCGACGCTGTGAATGTCTGCCAGAATCAATCCAAGTTCTTTGAGTTTGGAGCGTTCGACTAATTGTCTTGCGTAATCTGCTGTAAATGTTTCCATGATTTTATTTGTTTAGTTTTTCAATTGCTTCCTTCGATATGTTTACGGTAATTTGGGGCGGTTGGTATTGTTCGGCTTGGGTTGTTTCCGTTTCAAGTTTATCCCCGTAATATTTCGGGGCTTTTTTTGATGCTCTCCATTTGTAAAATTGAGCCAATTCCCTTGCCCTCGTTACCTCCGCCATAGTGCCCTCCGATTCGATTAAAACCTGTTCGGCTCGGTCTGAATCCATGTCTGCGGATGCTTGTCGTACCTCTTTAATTCGTGCGGAATGTTCAGGGTCATGGAGGAACTCGAAAAGCAAGGTCAAACTCATGCCGTACTTTTGTGCCATTGCCCTGTAAGATAACCCGTTGTAAATGTCCTCAAATACGGTTTCGAGTGATGGTCTGGGTATTTTTTCAATTCGACCTGTTTTGGGTTGGTCTGACCCTACTGGCTTAACTGGTTGTCTTTTTGCCATTTTGATTCAATGCTGAATTTCGCAAATATACGAAATTACTTTGATTCTTTCAACTCGTTCGCTTTGTTCTCGTACCAGATTGCCTTGGCTATATCTTGCTCGGCAGAATCTTTATAGCCAGCACGCATCCGATATTTGAAAGCGTTTATTTCGCAAAAGTGAATGAGTTTTTCTTTGCCGTAAACTTTCAACATCATTTCGAAAGTTTCGATTGATTGTTTTTTGTAATGATTCATGGGGCAAAAGTAATCAATTTTAGCCTAAAAAATGGGGATAGATGGGGATGTTAAAGATGAGAATTTTTTCATCTTTATACACTAACTATTTGAAGTTCAGCCCTATTATAGATATAAATATAGATAGATTAAGATAATATCATTATATCTTTATACAGAAATTTTTTTTCCTGATTTCAAAAAAAAAAATTCCCAATAGTTTCAAATTTTATTTTTTTCCTATCTATCCCCATCGGAAAGCAGTAAAGTGCTGTAAATCAAATATTTTGTGTATAAGGATGAAAATTAACTCATCTTTATACAAACCTATCATCCTAATTTTTCGTAAATTTGAAAATGGAACAAACCGAAGCAAAAATCCAACAGGAAGCAATTATGAAAATTTGGAACGAAATGCCAGAAACCCGGCTCTGTTTGTTTCATGTTCCTAACGGAATGAATATAGATGCTCGGCAAGGGGCTAAATTTAAGGCACAAGGCGTTATCTCTGGTGTGCCCGACCTTGTATTCGTCTGGGCAGGCAAAACGCATTACATCGAGGTTAAAACGCCAACAGGATATTTATCAAAAAATCAAAAAACCCTGCACGCAAAATGGAGCGAGCAGGGCGTTGATGTGAAAGTTTTTAGAAGTTCGGAGGAAATAGTAGATTTTATAGCGAAACTGGTCGCACAAAATAAACCTTTTTTGGGCTAAGCCCTGCTTGCCTTTCCATTGTAAATGGGTATTCAAGTCTTGAAAGTACCCGACCGATACCAACGGCGGTAATTTTGAGTTGTGTTTTTTGCTGAATAATCGATGCAATTTCGGAGGCAGTCATTGTAATACATTCAGGCTCGTTTGGTTCTCCCGGATGAAATTTACTCGTTAAAAGTTCTGCATGAACATCTGGGCTGGTATTTTGCAAACTGACTGATTGAAGTATTTTATTTTCCTCCTTTGATAAAAATCCAGTCTGACCATCACTTGTGTAAAGGTGATAGGCTTCGATTAGTGCGTCCGTTTTGTCAATTGAGTAGTATGTTTCCAAGTCAATATCGGTGGCGTTAATCGGCACAATACGCCTGTTGCTGGAATCGCTTATGATGTCCGAATCATTTGAAGTGCCACAAAGCATGGCAAGGCGTTTAATATCCTCATGGTTGCGTCCGTATGCTCTCCGCATAGTTGTGTTTGACTGACTGGATTTAGCCTTAAGTAGTTTTGTATTGGTTGCCATTTTACCGCCCCATTCATCGTCGCATACAAGCCATTTCATACTCATTAGAATGTCATCATCTTGACCATTTGAAAGGTCGCTGATTGCAAAGTATTTATTAAGTTCCTTTGGCAAAAGTCGTTTCCAAAATTCAGTCTTTCCAGTTCCCATTTTCGTTCCGTAAATAATTGGAATGATTGGAGGCACTTCATCACCCAAAGCCGAACCGATTAATCCGAGGTAGAATTTGGTTAGAAAAAATTCCACATAATTATGCATCACATCCCCAGTGTCCATGTGTCCGTTATACCCTTTAATAGTGTCTGCCATTTTTGCAATTACTCCATACGGGCGTCTGTGTTCGTTTGCCTCCAAAAATGAAATAAGAGGATTATATTGGGTCAGTTCATTTGAGTTAAGGTAACGGTCAATCACCTCCATTGAAGCCTTTGGATATGTTCGTTTTAGTTTAATAAATAGGCTATTTTGGTCGGCATCTGTAAAGACTTCACCGTTATTCTCCAAGCGATTAGTTACGGTATTCCGAACTAATTTATAGTTTGCATTTACAAACGCTTCTACTACGACTATAATATTTTCCTTTTCGCCTGAACCCGATTGGTCTGATTCTGACAAAACTTGTTCAACCACTTGCTGAGCGTGATTTTGTTCAAGACCATGCAGGTTTGTAATTGTATAAACAAGGCTTTCTTTTGTCTGGGTTTTTTTACCCATTTTTGCCGTTTGAATAGCGAGTTTTGTTTTTTCGCTTCTAATATTTATTCCAGCCTGTTGACAATAGAATAAGAATGTTCCAATATTTACGCCGTTGCCTGTACTTTTTAGGCAGTTGGTATATTGCTTATCGCATTTTGAATGGTCATATTTTTCCGAGTATTGGCAAACAGTATGGAAGTAAGCCCTTCCAGCCTCTTGTTTGTATTCAGCCAAGGAAAAACCAATACGAAGGTATCTGTTATAATCTCCTTGAGTTAAATCGATACGGCGTGATTCAATTTGATTGAATATTTCGCTTAAGTCATTGTCTGGCAGTACGGCGTGAGGCAGGTTTTTTGGCTGGTCTTTTTTCGGTACGGTTTTTTTGAATAGGGCTGATTTTGGATTGTGATAAATACCCGGGTCAAACGAAACAAATCTGGCTCGACTTACATCCCTGCACGAACGGTCAATACTTACCTGATATGTTTTAGCGTAATAATATTCAAGTCCTTCAAATAGTGCCTCATGTTGTGCTGGGTCAATCTTAACGAGTACAGCCAGACCATTTCCACGAACTGAACGAAAGCAGGCATAGGTGTACTGGTCATTCCAAAGTTGCTGAGCGGTTGATGTTAGTTCGTCTGAATTTAGGTTATCAATATCAATGCAAATGAATCCGGAATGGGATATCAGGCTTTTCCGGTTACGCTCACTGAAATGACCTGAGCATGTAACAAGTGGAAGTAGTTTCTTTTGTTCTGGGTCTTGGCTTTCCCGAATTTTTAGAACTTGCTTTTCCCATCTACCTGAACGAATATCTGATATGAAAGCGTCAATCGTAGTGGTGTCCTTTGAGCGTACATCGGACACATTTTTGTATAGGCTAATTGTCATGCTCTTTTACCCCTCTGAATTTGTAATTGCCTGTAAACCCATCCCGGTTTATATCCTTTAATCTGAGCCAATTCTTTTAATTCGGCTTCATTCATTCTGCCCCATGGTTTACCTTTAAGGTGCTGAGGGATTAGTGTTTTTGTAATTTCAATCATTTCGCTTTCTTGTATAATATTTTGAGTTCGTTCTTTTTGTGGTCGTGCGTATCCGCAATTCGGGCAAATATTCTGATTGATTGGCATCATGGCTTCGCAGTTGTCGCATAGTCTAACGGAAAAAGCATCTTGTTTGTTTTTTTTCTTTTTACCTGTCAAACTCCATTCATGTTCATGCGAATACCAGCCATGAGTTACGACATTATCTCCATGGTCAAGAATTACACAATCGGTTTTATTTTGATTTGGTCTTAGCCCCCTGCCTATCATTTGCAAATATAAGGCTAAACTCTTGGTTGCTCGGTTTAGGATGACACAGGACACATTAGGCACATCAAAGCCCTCGGTAAATAAAGCAACATTTGAAATACCTTGAATTAATTCTGCACGAAATTTGGAAATAGTGGCGTTTCGTTCCTGCTCAGTGCTTTCCCCATCCAAATGCTCGCAGGATATTCCGTTTTGCCTGAATAGTTCTGCGGTTTTTTTTGAGTGGGCTACATTTACGCAAAATATTATAAACTGCCGACCATTGGCGAATTTATTATAATTATCAACCACGCCAGCGTAAAGGTTTGCTTTGTCGTATTTTTGGAACAATTCAGCACTATTATAATCACCTGCCACCATGTGAACGCCTGATAAATCAACCTTTTCTTTTGCCACGAATTTTCTGACTGGCACAAGGAATGATTGATTAGTTAACAGGTCAATTGAAATAGGTGCGACTATATCCGAATAAACATCACCAAGAGGCTTTCCATCCAGTCGTGTTGGAGTGGCTGTCATACCTACGACAAAAGCATTAGGATATGCATCAAATATTTTTCGGTAGGAGTTTGCCATACTAAGGTGGCACTCATCAACAAAAATAATGTCTGGAGGAAGTATTCGATTGGTTCGGTTTCTTAGAGTTTGAACCGATGCGACATTCAGGAAAGGATGAACCCGGCTGTTTTTACCTTGAATCAAACCCGGATTAAGCCCGAATGATTTTAGCCTTTCTGTGGCTTGGCTTAATAGTTCAGACCTATGTGCCAGAAATAGGATTCGTTTACCCTTACTTATGGCACTGGCTATCATTGCAGATACTATCGTAGTCTTTCCGCCCCCAGTCGGAACGCATAGAATTGAGCGTTTGTGCCGTTTTATGCTGGTTCGGAGCAGGTCGATTGCCTGTATTTGGTATGGTCTTAAGGTTTGCATAGAATTGGTTTGCCATCAACAAGGTCAAAGTGAATTAAACCAGATGTAAGTATTTCAATAGTTACATCGTTAATCTTAACCCATTTTATCCATTTGTCGGTTGCAGTTTCATACATCCCAACTTTGACCAGTTTCAGGTCTGAATCGATTGTTTTGATTTTTAAGTAGTACATAATTTTGAGTCAATAAAAAAGGGCTGAACAGAACGGTGCAAGCATTCTATTCAACCCTGAGTTTATCCGATGAAGGAATATCGTTTAGGCTCTTGCACAGCCTGTATTTTGTATCTAACGCAAAAATAAATTAAAAGTTTTGTAACCTTTGTGAAAATTGTGCGTTAAAACAGAAAAAAAACGAAAACACTATGACACATTGGAAACAACTCACAAACCCTGACTACTTCGGAAGTCACGACCTATTCGAATCGGACAATCAGTATCGGGAAGTCATCGTTACGCTCGTAACGGTTGAAAAGAAAGCCGTACCGGGTGCGGATGGCAAGAAATCGGACTGCATCGTAGCGACTACAAAAGAAACGAAGCCGATTATCCTGAACAAGACGAACTGCAAAACTATAACTCGTTTGCTCGGTACGCCTGCAATCGAATCATGGGCAGGTCAACAAATTAAGATTGGAGTAGACAAGGTCAAAGCGTTTGGGGATGTAACGGATGCGTTACGGGTAAGGAATGAGAAGGTAAGTACAAAAGCACCTCAGGACTATTCAAAGCAAATCGAGGCAATCCGGAACGCACCTGACTTGGCTACATTGCAGACGCTTTGGAAGGGTCTGGACAGCGAAGGTCAAACGGCATGTTTGGCGGTAAAGGATTCACGCAAATTAGAGTTAAGCAAATGAACAGACCAACAAAAGTAAAAGCACCGAATGGATGTGCTAAATATTTAACACCGGGAAAGATTTATGATGTAAATACTTCCTCAAGTCAACCTAACGAACGGGTTGGGTATCTATTTACAATATTATCAGATGACACATCGCCCACTTATTGTAGTAGTAAGGTGTGCGGACACATAAATTTTCAGGATTGGATTATAATTGAAACAGAACAATGATAGAACACAAAGTTGAACAAGGCACGCCCGATTGGCATAAGTTGCGAATCGGAAAAATTACCAGCAGTCGTGTCGCTGGAATCATGAAGTCGGACAACCTGAAAGTAGTTGACGAACTGATTTATGAACGAGTATGTCCAGATATGGCAGTATGGGATGAAGTCGATGGCTTCGTATCGGAGGCTATGCAATGGGGAACAGACCATGAGCAGGAGGCTTCGGAAATTTACACGAAGCAGACCGGACACGAATTAGAGCAGGTCGGATTCTGCACACACGACACACTCGAATACCTTGCTATGTCACCAGATAGATTAACGCCAGACAGGACAGGTGGTATTGAAGTCAAATGCCCAAGTACAAAGACCCACATCCGTACGATTCGGATGGGTGGATTGCCGAACGACCACAAGTATCAAGTGTATCAGTACTTTTTGGTAAATGAGAAGTTGCAATGGCTTGACTTTGTTTCGTACGACCCGAGATTCACGCCACGCCCGTTGTACATCCATCGAATTGAGCGGAACGATATAATCGACGAGTTGAATACGCTTGAAGCCGAGGTGGTCAAATTTTGGGCTAAATTTGAGAAGTATTTTAACCAAGTAACATTTTAAATTATGAACATAAAAGGCAGAGTTAAGCAAATCCATCCGGTTGAATCGGTTGGGACGAACAACTTTCAAAAGCGGAAAGTATGGGTTGAAATAGACTTAGATTCAAAGTATCCGCAAACGATTGAGATTGAATTTCAGGGAGAAAAATGCAGTCTGGCAGATTCTTTCAAGTCAGGTGATACGGTTGATTTTAGCCTGAATTTGAGAGGTCGGGAGTGGTCAAGCCCAACAGGTGAAACCAAGGTATTCAACACCATTACGGCTTGGAAGGTAGCGGTTGAATCGAGCGGTCCGGGTCAAATACCTTCCGCACCGATTCAATCCGCACAGGATGAGGATGAGATTGAGTTGCCTTTTTGAGTTAGCCATGGAATCAAACGCTGTTATCGCAAATCTGAACCTAACCTACCAGCGTCATCCAGAATCGAATCGCACATCGGTAAGCCTTAACGGGCTTCCGGTGGCGATAATCGAGCGTGAGCCGGGCGAAGTATTCAAGGTGCAAATGCTTTCAATTAGCACGAATAATACGCATGTAGTCGGGTCGGTTGCGGTCTATGAGTTTCTGAATCAGGAGTGTTCGAGTTGGATTTATGGGTGCTGGAAGTAAAAATAGGCAGTTTGAAAATCAATGAGTTACAAAATATTTTAATAAATGTTTTGCGATTGTTGAAACCTTTATTAATTTCGAATCGTTATCAGTTAAACAAAACATAAAACGACACACAATGACACAGACACAAATTAATCCAGAAATCCTAAACTACTTCAAAGTGGAAAGAAATTTCATCATCCATAACTTGAAATTGGAATTTGAGTTCAAATCAGTTGATATCAAGACCTTAATGACTGATTTCGTAAATTGGATGAATCACGAGAGCGTAACAATTCAGAGCGTTCAGGGCAAAAAAAATCTACTCGTTTATATCGAGAATTTTTATCGTGACAATAACGACAGGTACGATACAGATTCAGTTGCTTGCCAAAATTTCAATAACGACCTTTTGGCTAATCGCAAAAAACAAGTATTAGGTTAATAAATTTTACACTTTCAAAAACGACAAAAATGACACACACACTCGAATCACTCGCAAATTACTTCGGCTCAAAAGTATGGAAAGAAAGCCGAGTTTATCTTCCACAATTCGGTTACAAAACCAAGAAAATGAATACCACCACCTACATTTACATTCAGGATGGTAAAGTACAAGTATCGGTATTTGTTGACTGCCCAAGCCAGCCTTATCAGTGGTTGCAGAAAGAAAAGCAACGGGTAATTGAGCAGGTTCTTGAGGAAATTAAGTACATGGAAGAAAAAGCCGGACAAACAGAAACCACATACGGCACAGGACACAACGAGGTGATAGTTGAAAAAAACAATCCTCCAGTGCTTGTTGCTGATAAAATGGAAGCAGATTCAGACCTTGTAAAATGAATCTACTGCCAGACCAGCAGTCGGCAGTCGAGAAGTTAAATTGCTTGAAAGTCGGGGCGTTATTCATGCGTCCCGGCACAGGCAAAACACTTACAGCCGTAACGCTTATTAACTCAACCGAAGTACCCGAAGTTATTTGGTTCACGCCATTTCGGACAAAAGACAACCTGCGTATCGAACTTGCCAAATCTGGTTTTGTCAAAAATTGTCAAGTTATTGGAATTGAAACGCTATCTTCATCCGATAGAGAGTATTTAAGGCTATTTAACTATGTCCAGACGCACGATTGCTTCGTTGTCGTAGACGAATCGCTTAAAATCAAAAATAACACAGCCAAGAGGACGCAACGCATAATTGAGATAGGTAAATATGCTAAGTATAAGTTGGTGCTGAACGGCACGCCAATATCCAAAAACCTGCTGGACATCTGGGCGCAGATGGAATTTCTTTCTCCGAAAATATTAAAGATGGATTTTGCCGAGTTTAAGAATACATTCTGCAAATGGTCAAAAGTAACCAAATGGGTATCGGGCAGACAGGTATCAAAAGAAGTCATTCACGAATTTACGAACATTGATTACCTGTACAGCGTAATTGCTCCGTATGTCTATGAATCTGATTTATTTATTCAAGTCAAAAAAGAATATAATCATATCAATTACAAGATTAGCGATGAAGAAATGGAGCAGTACCAGCATCTCAAAACGCACTATTTGGATAATGAAACGCTTCAATTCCTGAACAACAACATCTTCATCGAAATGACCCAGAAGATGCAACACCTGTACTGCATATCGGAAAATAAGTTGGAAAAGTTGGATGCGTTGTTGGCTAAGTTAGACCAGAGCAAGGTCTTGATATATTGCAAGTATATTATAAGTCGTGAAACATTGCAAAAGAAATATCCGTTAGTATCGGTTATGTCGTATGGCATGCACTCGTTTGGGTTAAACTTACAGGATAAACACATCACGATTTATTTCGATAAGACCTTTGACTATGCTCAGCGATTGCAGAGCGAACAGCGTACATATCGAACAGGGCAGAATCATGATTGTATTTATTACGACATGAATAGCAACACTGGTCTTGATATTCTCGTTAATGACAATATCCAAAAGAAGCAGAGTATGGATGAGTATTTCAGAGCAGTAAAAATTGAAGAGATAATAAACACAATATGAAAAGTCCAGTTTACAATGTTATTGCCGTACCGATTGATAAAATCGAGGCAAATGATTACAATCCAAACCATGTCGCAAAGCGTGAGATGGAATTGTTGTATCAGTCAATCAAATGCGATGGTTATACTATGCCAGTGGTGTGCTTTTACGATGCTGACAGGGATAAATATGTTATCGTTGATGGCTTCCATCGATATACGATAATGCTGACCAGAAAAGATATTTATGAGCGTGAAAATGGCATGCTTCCGGTATCGGTAATTGAGAAAGATATAAATGACCGGATGGCAAGTACAATCCGGCACAATCGAGCAAGAGGAAAGCACGAAGTTGAACTGCAAGCATCGCTCGTTGGTATGCTTAAATCTGGATGGGATGAGTTAAAGATAATGAAAGAATTGGGGATGACTTTGGAAGAGGTTCAACGACTGATTGGCATCAAAGGTATTGCATCAGAAATACATGGTGTACCTTATTCGATTGAACGGCAAATAGTGGAAGCAGGAGAAGATATTCAGGAAGAAATATAATGGCACGCACAGCAGTAAGAGGCGTTGATAATGTACTTAATGCAACACACAAGCGTATTGCATTCTTATTTGATAACTACGACAATATTCAACTATCATTCTCTGGTGGCAAGGATAGCACCGTATTGTTCCATCTGCTGAATGAAGAAGCAAAGAAGCGTAACCGAAAGTTTATTGTTTATTTTCAAGACCAAGAGGCAGAGTATTTAGCAACGATAGAACTTGTCGAATGGGTTATGACCCAGCCTAATGTTATACCGTTATGGTATCAAGTGCCTATATTTATGACTAATGCTTGCAGTACCAGTCAGTTGTTTTTATGGGCGTGGGGTAATGAAGAAAAATGGGTAAGAGATAAGAACCCTGTTGCTATACACGACATTGATGGCAAATACCCGAAACGCTTTCATAAGTTTAATTTATGGGTTGGTCAGAACTTGCGAAAATTACCCGGCAAAAGTGTATCTATTATTGGCTTGAGGGCAGAAGAAAGCCCAGACAGACGATTCGTTTTATTTGGTGAAGATTCGGAAATGTTTTGGCTTAGAAGAATAAACGAACCGCATAAGGCATATCCGATTATCGACTGGAAGTACAAGGATATTTGGAAGTATCTTATTGATGGAGGATTCAAGTACAATCGAATATACGACAAGATGTACATGCTGGGACACGACCTGCGTACATTGCGTGTATCTAATTTGATTCACGAAAAAGCATTCCGTTGTTTAACCGATTTGCAGGAACTTGAACCAGATACATACAACAAACTTGAGGAGCGATTACAAGGCGTTCATACGGCTTCGATTTATGCAAAAGAGGATTTGATTTACTCGATTAAAACTTTGCCTGAACGCTTTAAAACATGGAAAGAATACAAGGACTTTTTACTTAATAGCATTCATCCAGACTTGTCTAAATTGTTCAGGTTTCAATGGAGTAGATTTGGCGATACTGATGATGTCGGAGCGTGTAAATACATGGTCAAGCGAATACTACTTTGCGACTGGGAGGGAAATATAACTTGGGCAAGAGATAATGAGTTTAATTACAGCAAAGACCAGATACTTTTTAAGAACAAAATCAAGAAAGAGGACGAGATAATCAAGAAGTGGATGGCAACGCTATAATTTTTTCAGCCTGATTTTCAACGAGTTAAAAAAATAGTTTTGCTTTTGTTGAAACTAAATATACCTTTGTACTCGTTAAACATAACATAAACAAAAACGACATGAACACAGCGACACAAACACAAGACCTAAACCAGTTGCAGAAATCAATTCACTTCGGAATTGGATGGGAAAAAGTTAGATGCAACTTTACCCAAATTAGACCAAACGCATTTGTATCAAAATACGAAAATACAATCAGTGGAGATGAGATATTTTTCCTTATCGAAAAGGGCACTTGGAAAGTATTAGCATCAGGTGATTGCATATCAGATTTACTTTAATCAATTTCACCATTCAAACCACACACAAAATGACAAATCAATTCACACCCGGCTGGTACTTGCCCAAAAAAGACGCTACGACTAACGAAATCAGATTGGTCAGCACAGACCCAAACCATCCAACCTCACCTCATGCCGTTTGGTGCGACGAGCAGTGGTTGGAGATATTCCAAAAATCAGGCGTAACTATTAAAACCGATTCGAAATGACAACTACAACTTGGATTAACGCATACGAGCAAAGTATCGGAAATATAACCGGATACAAAAAACGCCTTCGTGAATTATTAACTTGGGATAAACCGATTTGCGACAAATTAAACGATACATCAGGGCATTGGTCTGAATGGGCTAAAAAATGCTCAGCACTTGAATGTTTGATTAAAGAATCGCACCCTAACATGAAAATTACACTTGACAACAGAATTATACTGAACTCATGAAACCAAAAGCAACTTTCACCGATTACCTTGTGGCTGGGTTATTAGCCATGTTCGCATTTATTGTATTGATTCAACTTCTTAGATTCCTTGGAAATGCTTAAACCACTAAAGATAATCGACATCATTCGGGAATTACCGCCCGAATCGAACGCAAACGAGGCTGTATTAGCCGTTTGGGAGCGTCAAGGTGTGAATCTATCACCCGAGCAAAAACAAGCCATTAGCGAGGCTGTTAAGGTAGGAACAATTAACTCTTTATTTTCTCGAGTATGGAAAGCCAAAAAAAAGTAAGATGCGAAGATTGCGATGGGTGCTGTTGCGATTACGATGGATGCTGTGAGGAGCGTGGCAGATGTCCGCATCACGACGAACCGGAAGAAACCATGGACATCGAAACCATGGCGTGGTGGGATGCCAACAGCAGGGGTGATGAGGAAAGAAAAAGTAAATTGGAGGATGGAATATGATACAGAAAAGCGAATTGACACAAGTACCCGTTGAGCAAAGAGTTCCGGGGAGGGTTTATGGGGTGGCGGATAGTTTGGAAGGGGAATTGCACAGAATGGCTTTTCACAAAAGGGGGCACTACGATACTGCTGATGCCAGTTGGACTTACTGGTTCGCCCTGCCCGAATCCATGCTACCAGTTCGGGAAGTAATTCCAGACCAGATTAAATTAGACTTGAATGATTGGAGTTATTCTTATTCGAATAGCGTTATTTTACTTCATCGCAAAAAAATACGCCCTGAATTAACCATCCCCTCCGGAACAAAATCGGAGCAGATTGCGGAACTTGAGAAAATTCTGGCTGAATTGAAACAATCATGACCTACCCAGAACTAATTCACAAAATCCGAGCCACACGACTACTAATCGGATTAAGCCAAAACGAAATGGCAGACCGACTGCACATGACCAAACAACAGTACACACGAATGGAACGACAAATAACGACTTTGAGCGTTCCGAGATTGATGGAGATAGTTAAGATTTTGGAGATAACGATAACATTGAAATGAACCAGAACCAATTAAAATATCGACTGCGAGATAAGCAGAACCGATTGACTGACACATGGATGCCAGTTACGAAAGAATTAATCCTGAGCGGTATTCAATATCGTGAAATAGTCGCAATCAGACGAGCAATTGCGTGGAATCTGAGGCGTCAGGGATTGACCTGTGAAGAGATTGGTGAGATTTACAATCAACATCCATCCACTATTTGTCATGGCTTAGACAAGGTCGATTTAAGTTTGGTGGAGGCGGTTAAGGTGTTTGGGATATGAGCAACGCCTACCATCGAGCCGTAAAGTTATGCGGACAACAAGCAGTCAGTCAAGCACTATCGGATATGATTTACGAAGAACAACGCAGACGATTGCAAGCACTTGCACCGGATATATCGAAGCGGAAAGTTCAGAGCCTAAATGACCTTTCAGAATGGTTGAAATATTACGGATTCACGCCCGAATCCATCCGTTCCAAATGTAGGCTGAGGAAAATTATAAACATTCGAAAAGCATTGTGCTATTACCTAACCGAACTGAATAATCTCAGCCTCAAAGACACAGCCAATATGCTCGGGTACATTGACCACACAACCGTAATGCATCACAGAGACGATTTCAGCGGATTGATTTCGATTGGAGATAAAGACGCATTGAAAATGTTGGCTACGCTGGTGAAACAAAATGAAACTGAAACCGTATAAACACATTATGACCAACCTATCCACACAAGTTCACGAATTAGAAAAACGCCTCGAATCGATTGAGTACGAGAACGAGAACCTTAAAATCATGCTTTACCGAATGATTGCAAGCAATGAATCTGGAATCGAATTAGTGCCGTATAGCGATTACAAGACAGAACTGATTAAAGGGTGCGAATTTTATACGAGGGATAATTTTCATCATATCGGAGTGAAGTATGCAGACAGGTACAATGTTGAACCGAATAACACACCAGACGAACTATGAGCAAAACAGCAAAAGAATGGTTCGAGCAACTACCTGAGCCGTATCGGACACAGGCGTTGGAGAATTGCACATCTGATTATGAAGATATTTCTCTTTCAGAGGCAATTTTTGGCGGATTTGTTTGGCAATTAACACCTCAAGGCAATGAGTATTGGCTTGGCATTAGGAACAGAGCCAAACAAGGCGAATTCGACATGCCCCAACCAAACCTCAACGGCTGGATTCCGGTAAGCGAGAGATTGCCGACTAAGGAGGATGCGGATGAATTTGAAAATGTGCTAATTCTTAGAGAAAATGCCCGTAAATCAATTACCAAATTCGATATGGTGAGGTTTTGCGATAAAGAAACGACTATGTGGCAACCACTCCCTAAACTACCTGAGAACTTATGAAAATGCCCAATTCTTACACCTACCGATTTTATTACAAGTTCGGATTCTACCTGATGACCTTTATTTGTGCAGGATTGATTGTAGCGTGGATTACAGCCTCAACACAGCGAGATATTGCCAAGACTAATGAAATATATTGGCGGAAAGAAGCAGTCACGAACAAGGCGTTATATTTGGTTTCAATTCATCAGACCGATTTGGTAATTGACCAGATAACTTCGCAAGAGATGGCTATGTGGGATTTGTATTGTTCCCGAAAAGAATTGTTTCGGGAAAATATTGCAAGGAAGGCGATGGAAATAAGTAAATAAATTTAGTATGGACAAACAGGAACAAATTGACGCACTCCAATTCCGGATTGAGCGAATCGAGGCAAAGTTAGCCGAACAGCATATTTCGAATAATTTTAGTAAATTGAACCGTTCGGAAAAACCGAATAGTTGCGAACCCGACTACACCCACCTACTGCCATCCGGACTTGACTGGAAGCAAAGCAAACGACTTAACCCGAAATTGAAATGAGCGAAACCCAATACATCATTGCATTTTACGAATGCGGAATGTCAATCTACGACATTGCCAAAATGTACGGCAAAGCAGAATCGACAATATTGAGGATAGTTAAGACGGGGAAATGAGTATGAAACCAATATACGGAACGACAATGGCAGGAACCGAGGCTATAATTGATTTGTGGCTTGCTGGGCAATATGACAAGGCTATCCGAGAACTTGTGCTACATATCTCTGTTAATAAGCCTGAAACGATTTGCAACACGCATCAAATGGCTAAAGAAACAATTGAGAAGTGGATAGAGGATAACTTTGAATAATCGGTAACTTTTCGAAACGAATAGCGTATAAACTACTATGACATTCACACCATCAACACACCCACTCTGGGCACTCGAATCCGATAAATACTATGCCGGATGGACGCTTACCCGAAACGAAATTCCAAAAGATACCGTACTAATCGACTTGAATCGTAACGAGGTATTCGAAGGCTTCGATGCTATTCCTTTGTCCTGTCTTTATCCTGATTGGTTTATGTCCGACAAAGATACACTCGCCTCCGATTGTGCCGTTATTATCAAATTGTACGGCAAGCACTCGCATTATTTCGTTCAGGTCTGGGATGTAACGGATTGGGATAATGAAGCCCTGATTTATCGCATTTCTCCGGGCAAACTTGAATTCAAACGGGTTGACCGATACCCGATTAGTGGGGATGGGTTTTGGATAGGATTAAAACGATGAAAGTACGCCCATCCGACATCCGCAACCGAATCGAGGCAAGGAGAATGAATCGAAGTAAATATTACCCAGACTTCTATTATTTTATGTACAGCAAAGTTTCAAAAATCATTGAATTTGAATTAAACGATTGTAACTAATTCAACACCTTCCGCAACCAAGCGTTACCAACAAACGGAGCAAGAATTGGCATCCACCAGCACGATTCTAACTGCCCCAGAGCGATTAACGCCACATTGAAAGCAATTAGTTCAAGCCAAGCATTCTGACACAATATACACAGCCCTAATGGCTTTGACCAGTGCTTGTCCTGATGCTTATGTAACCACCTGCCATATCTTTGGAATATGTGGTTCGGTTGAATCCAAACCTCGAACGCATAAGACACGCACGAAACTGCAAAACTGAACGACAGCAGGATAAATAAATTAATCGCAAAATCAAGCATAAATTATACTGGGATGTTTGTGAATTGAAACCAGATATGTCCAGCCGAATCGTTGATGTATGTATTGGTCAATGTCCGATTGGCTGTGGGTATTTTAATCCGAACCATTACGGTTGCATCGTCTGGAAAGTTATTCGGTATAACAATAGGATTGCCCAATACAGATGTAACTACTTGGATGCTGAATACACCGTTTATGAGTGCTTCAAATGTGTAACTATCGGCATCAGGATAAACCATACCGGGGATAGGAATAGTTGTTTGGCTGGCTGGGAAATTACCCAAGTTCAATGTGCTAAAAGTATTCATAATTATATCAGTTCAGGTGGATTTCGACAATCGGAAAACTCTCTTGCAAAGGTAACATTTATATCAATTGCAAACGATTGAATTTCGGGCATGTATGAGCGTAATTCATTGCCCGTATCCGCTTCGTTAAAATTGAAGTAATCGTATTGAATCGAGGCAGGGTCAATCTTGATAGTATCAATCGTTCCGAACGGTGGAATGAATGTGCCCATAATTGTATTTACCGTATAATCTCCAACTTCGTATTGATTATTGGCAGTAAAGATAAACACACCTTTGAGCGTGATTGATTGCTCGAACCGTTCCTGACAAGACCCTTGTCTGTCGATTGGTCTGAATGTGGATTTCTCCAATTCTTCATATCTCAAATAAAACCAATTGCCTTGAGTGTCGATGTTGGGGAATCGAACAAGTTCCGAATTGTCATCCATTCTACGCAGGAAGATATTACCTGTGTCGGGTTCACGAAAACAGAAGTCATATCCAACAGGGAATATCACATTGTATTGCTCAATCTGTTGGCGTATGGATGAAATGATATAAATCGTTTCTGATGTCATTTTTTCTTTCGTTTCTTAGGTTTGTAAGTGCCTTGTCGTAATTTCCTTGCTCGGTCAATTCTTGCTTTATCTTTTGCGGTTGAGGCTTTCGGATATTTTGGTTTTGCTTTTGGTTTTGCCTTAGCCTTCTTCGCCTTATTCCTTGCAATACTTTTTTCCGTTGCTGATTTACCGATACCAGACACGCTCGGCATATTCGGGAAACTCTCCAACGCCCCTGTAAATACCTTAGCAACATCAATCGCAATTTGCCGTTCCATCTTTGATATTTCCTTTTGATTCAAAGGGAATATCGGTTCGCCTACCTGCACATTCGATGTCTGTTGCCACTCGGCTATTTGTGCTGTATCGGCATTATTAAAGCCGTAGGTGACTTCTTTTTCCGCAGTTGATAGAATCGTAAGCGAATAGAATAAATCGCCCGTAAAAATCAAGTCTTTCCAGTTTGTTTGTAAACCTGCATCGGTTCTCAATTTCTTGTAAGGAGCAGACCTATATCGCATCTGTTTGCCCGCAGTTGTTTGACCACGATTAAACACCCTTACCTGCATTTCGGAAGACCCGATATTAGTCGCATTGATTAATATCTTGCCTATGTTTTTCGTCAACGCCTGCTTAGCGTTTGACAATGCTTTCTCGAACTGCTCAGGCGTTAAGTTAGCCATAGTTTAACGAATCGTAATCCAGACTTCTTTGCCCGAATTGATGGCGTTTCGAATTTTTAAAATCAGGTTATTCGTTGCAATTCGAGAACTGAATACACCGCTATCGTTTCGAGTTGAACCGCATAAGATACAACCCTCCGTATCTGCTTCGGTATTTCCTGAATGAATGCGGACGCCCTCATAATTCGGCACATTCAAAAGTATTGGTAATTCACGCTTGAATCTATTTGACAAAGTAATTATAACCCGATACCTGCCTTTCGGAATAGCCGTTTCGCCTGCAATCTTTGTATCACGAACAGCATCCTCGCAAGTAAAGCACTCGAATACATTGTCAGCGTATAACTTACCTAATGTTCTTGTCGGTAAAAATGCATCACGAGTTAAAACCAATTCCATTTTTTTCAAATTATTTACGCTTAGTTTTAGGCTTAGATTTGCCAGCCTTTGATAGAGCGATTGCAACTGCTTGTTTTTGTGGCTTTCCACTTTTGATTTCAGTCTTGATGTTTGACGAAATAATCTTTTGCGAATATCCTTTTTTCAGTGGCATCTTAATTGTTTGGTTTATCTTGTTCAACTCCGAACGCCTGCGATACAGCACTAACGAGGGTTGTGATTGCCGTACCGTAAACAACTGCATTGGTCGCAATTGTTACAACAGCAACAGGTAACGATAGTGGAAGGGTTGCAATTGCACCACCCACGACAACCAATGCACCGCCTATCTTCAATGCAGTGTTGCGAATCTTCTTAGCCCAATTGGGAGTAGGGCTTTCCATTGTTCCGAATGTAATCTTGCTCATAATTTATCTCCTATTTTTTTTGCTTTTGACTTGACTGATTTCGTACCAACACATCCCCACATATTTCGGGCTAATTTATTTGGCACGCCTGAACCTTTAATCTTAGCCGACCTTGCACAATACGCATCGCCTCGGGGCGTTCCGGGGCTTACCTTGGCGTTTGCATCGCCGGCGTGATATGTTTTGCCTCCGACCTCAACAGACCACTTCTTGCCCTTTGCAGAACTACTTTTTATCGTTCCCATTGTTATCGTTTAACTCCGGGTATTCTTACCGTTCCCGGTCTTGGTGCTGGTCTGCCTGTGCTTGGTCTTGGTTGTGGTCTTGAGCCACCGCAGGAAGCACAGCCTGCATACATTGGAAGCATTAAGTTTTTCATCTGTAATATCCTTTAGATTGTCTTTGAGTTTCAGCGTAGCGTGTTCCGTTGCACGCTATGCAATTCGTTCTGGGTCTTGACAGCATCGTTCTTGCTTCAACCCGTAATATTTCCATCCTGCGTTCGTAATCTAATTCAAACTTATTACGCAGTTCAATCTTTTCCTCTTTGTTGTGAATCGTTTTGGCATTGGCACGACTTGTATTAATTAACTCGTCTAATAAGTCAACACCTAATCGATACATACACGCCTGCTGGAAACTAACACTATTCCGAAATATACAGGCTATTTGACTTTGGTCGCACTGGTATTGAGCCTCAGCGATTATACCGAATGTATTATCAACTGCAACCGAGCCATCCCAACCATAAACACGCCAAGCACCAACGCTCGATTCATTGTAAGGTCGGTTGCAACATCCTCCAACCTTTAAGTCAGCAGTGTCAAGCGATGTATTATCCATCGTTAAAAACACCTCGCCTCCATCAGTAATAAAATCGGTATTTATCTCATAAGGCACACCAGCCACAACGGTTTCGGTATAGGTTTGTGTTTGTCCGATATTGTCGCTAATTGTTACCGTAACTGAACCCGAATTGTTAACGAGTATTTTTATATTTGGCACAACCAACAAGCCGTAGTCATCATTCTTTTTACGAACGAATCTGATACCCCTGTTTGCGTTTGTAGTCGTATTGTATATTACCGTATTGTTTGGATACTTACCAGCCTTCATACGGTCTATAATTGAGTTTTGTCGGAAGTCTTGGATAATCCATTGCGACAACTCAGCCACGACCATATTCATGCTGAAACTAACTTTATCTTGAATAAAATCGCCTGTTGTCTGCCAGTCCGAATCGGTCATTGCAATTATATCCGCTCTCGATATGCCCGGCAGTGATTCAACATAAAGATTGAAATCACTCGGAACATTCCAAGCAGGATTGTTTGACCCAATTATATTACGAAGGCAGTTTATCAGGTTCATAAAGATAAATTACACTATACTCTTTGTTATGTAGCACTTCAACCAACTTGTTTTGATTCGAAGCAACCTCAAATATTTTATCAAATAACTCATCAGGCAAAAACTCTTTAATGTGGATTGAGTTGTTCCAATGTAAAGTAAAATAAACACCAGAACCATCGTGCAATCCTTTCCAAGTCTTATCGACTATCTCAATGTTTTTATCCTGCTTTACTTCCCATAATCCCGATTCGATTCGAGCGGTATTGTATCGCTTCAAAGCCTTACCAGCCTTGCACAACGCAAGAAACTGCACCTCGTTGGGAAGAGGTAACATGCGAACATGATACCCCGACCCTTCGAGTGTGTCAGCAACCATCCGGAGGGCTTTCGCCACCCGGATGTTTACCGTTTTGTCAGAGTAATTTAAAACCACGATTATGTCGCAGCGTTAAATTTGAAGATACCATTCACACCCAACAACGGGTCACCTGTACGGTAGTTGTTGTTGTAAAGTGCAGTGATAGCGTAGTGTAATGACAACTGAGCATTCCACTCATCGCATCCTTGTGGCTTGTAGATTTTGAAGTCATAAACCAATCCCGGAATCAATGGGTCAACAATAGTTGAACGAGTTTCTGTTTCGGTCAATGTTTCGTATTCGCCCAAGTAGAACGGTACTGGAATGAATTGCAATGCACCAGCCTCTAATACATAGAAGTTGTTGTTTGCGAGTGCTGTTGTCAATTGGTCATCTTCGAAATATGCAAACTGACCAGCCTGCATCATATCGATACCACCGTTGTTACAGCATCCGATTTTCTGCATCTTGGTATAGGTACGCAAGTCACCGTTACCGATAGCCATTGGAAGACCTGATACACGAGCATCACTCAAAGTGTTCAACATCGTAGCCTCACCAATGTAGTTACCTACGGTGATACCACCTGTTGCGATTGGCTCAAGTAGATTCAATGCGATTGGGGATGTTCCAGAGTTAGTACCACCAGCATAATTACCAGAGTTTGCAAGCATCTCGGTAATGATGTCGTTGTTGATGTACTGACGCATCGCATCAAGGCGATTAGCAATGTCCTTAGTCACCCAAGAATTGCGACCTTCGCAAAGTTCACGAATGCTCTCCTCAGTGTATTTGAACTGCTGAGATGCTTGGAATCCGATTGTAACATTCTCTGCGAAGTTATCGGATTCATCGAAAGGACCGTTCAAGCAAGAATCAATCGTGGATGTTACCTCGTTGATTGTTGAACGCTTTTGATACATTACCTGAACGGTTTTGATTTGTCCATTCTGGCGATTCAATGGAACGATGTTCACATTGTAGCGATTGTATTGGTCGCTTACGGCTCGTAGAGTTCCAACCTGACTTGATTTGATGGCAGGTGTATGCTCATTAGCCAAATTTAGTAACTGCTCGTTTATAGCCGGGCAAATTGCGGAAAATGACATGATAAATAAGTTTATTATTTGCGTTTGAAATCCCTCGTCTGTTGTGGGTTCGAGGGGATAACCCTAATGCGGATGGTCGCCACCTAAGCCTGATTGGCATCAGACAATACAAAGATAAATAGAATTTCGATAAAAACAAAAAACCCGACATAAGCCGGGTTAGTTGTGTTTGAGCATTAGTAAAATTTATCCGTTCAATCCAGCACGCTGTTTCATCTCAGCGACCCTTTGTGCTGACTCCTGTTGCCACTTGCTGATTTGATTCTTAGCAGGTGCAGGCTGTGGGGTAACAGGTGCTACATTGCCCGGCTTCGGTGGTTGTGGGTCACCGTTCGATTCTTTGAATATCTTGGATTCTTTGCCCTCGATAACAATCAATTCAGACAAGGTCAATTCTTTTTTGTTCTTGTCGTAAACCTTCGCACCGTTCAAATCGGTAACAACTGCTGTACCTGAATCGTCAACTTCAACTTTATACTTCTTGTTGAAATCCTGAGTAAATCCGGGTACGACATACTGAGATGCACCAATCAAAGGATGTTTGCTAACCTCGGCTTGAATAGCCTGATTAACTTTGAACGAACGAATTGCCGATTCGGATTCGGATTTGATAGAAGGAATAACGGTTTCCTCAAAATCTTTTACCCGATTTTCATAGTCGATAATCGTTTGCTTGGCTTGATTCAATTGCTCTAATAAATCTTTATTGCCCGACTTTTCGCTTACTCGGTCATTCACCAATTTAAGCACGCCTTGGAAATCCAATTCTTTAATTTCCGCTTCGGTTAACCCGAATTGTTTCTTCACGAAATTCTTTGCTTCGGCATAGGCA